ACCTACAGTTTCTATATCTACTGCACCGTCAGGTGGATTGACTGCAACCGCTGTTGCAATCATGACAAGTAGATCTACAAATCAAAAACTTGCAATTGATAGAATTCTCATCACAAATCCTGGATTCGGATATACTGAACCTCCAGTGGTAACTATTTCTGGTGGTGGTGGAAGTGGTGGAATTGCTACTGCGGTTATTAACACAAGAGTTCTTGGAGTCATTGGAATTTCTTCCGGTGGTGTTGGATACACTACAACTCCTCAAGTTGCAATCCAAAGAACCTTTATTCCAACAAGTACAGGTATCTCCTCTAATATTAGAAATGCACAAGCTGAGGCAATTCTTAATTCTAATGGCGTAGTGGTTGCAATCCGTTATTCTAACGCTGGTGCTGGATATACATTTACTCCAACAATATCCTTCACAGATCCTACCGCAACTACATTCGGAGATTATGATTATAATGAAGTTGTTACTGGTTCTAGAACTGGTACAACTGGATATGTTAAGAGTTGGGATTATGTCAATAGAGTTCTTAAACTTTCTGTTGTTGATGGAACTTTTGCAAGAGGAGAAGCTATAGTTGGTGCAGGTGCAAGTTATAAGGTCTCAAGTGTTCAAACAAATGAATTCTTAGATCTATATGCAGAAAATCTCGAAATCGAATTAGCTGCTGATGAAATTGTTGATTTCAGTCAAAAGAATCCTTTTGGCGAATACTAAATAATTATTACTCTAGGTAACTTGTTATGATCTCAAATTATTTTTATCATGAAATATTGAGAAAGACCATAGTGGCTTTCGGTACACTTTTTAATAATATTCAAATCAAACATAAAGATAATGCAGGGGATGATTTTAGTATCCTAACTGTACCTATTGCTTATGGTCCAGTTCAAAAATTCTTAGCAAGAATCGAACAAGTTCCTGATTTAAAAAAGAGAGTTGCAATTACTCTTCCCAGAATGTCTTTTGAAATGACTGGAATTTCTTATGATTCTAGTAGAAAGTCTTCCACTATGCAAACTTTTAAAGCATTAGATCAGGCAAATAATGAACTAACAAAAGTTTTTATGCCAGTTCCATATAATGTAAATTTTAGACTTTCAATAATGTCTAAACTTAATGAAGATGCTTTACAAGTCGTAGAACAAATATTACCCTATTTTCAACCGCACTTTAATTTAACTGTAGATTTGGTATCAAGTATTGGAGAAAAAAGAGATATTCCAATGGTTCTTGAAAGAATTGCAATGGACGATCAATATGAAGGAGATTTCACTACAAGGAGAGTTTTAGTTTATACATTAGATTTTGTCGCTAAGACTTATCTGTTTGGTCCAATTGGAACACCAAATGATGCATTGATCAAACAAGTTCAAGTTGATTATTATACGAATACAAACAAAGTCAATGCATCTAGACAGTTGAGGTATGTAGTAGAACCTAGATCATTACAAGATTATAATAATGATGAAATTACTCAAATCTCTGAAGATATCAATGAAGATGTAACTGAATTTACAGTTGTTGATGGATCAGTTTTACTCGAAAAAACATATATTATGGTTGATTCAGAATCTATGTTTATTCGTAAAATTACAGGAAATACTTTAACTGTGACCAGAGGTCAAGATAATACTCCTATTACAACACATACATCAGGAACTGCGCTCAATGTAATTAACGATGCAGATGATGAATTGATCGGTCTTGATGATGATTTTGGATTTAGTGAATCTAGATATGATTATGGTGACGGTAAAGTTTATAGTACTACTAAAGGAATTGATATATGAGTTTTGAAGACATTGACAAGGCTTTAGATATTGAGACAACTCCAATTCAATCGGAGATTGTCAAATCAGAACCCACCATAATTAAACCTACAGAATCTTCAGATCAACTTCAAAAAGATTATGAGTATTCTAGAGGTCAACTCTATTCTATCATAGAAAAAGGTCAAGAAGCAATTAATGGTATTCTAGAACTCGCACAAGAATCCGATTCTCCAAGAGCCTATGAGGTTGCTGGACAACTCATTAAAAATGTTGGAGATGTTACTGATAAACTCCTTGATCTTCAGAAGAAGATGAAAGATATTAATCAAGAACAAAAAGGATCTGTGCCAACAAATGTTACCAACAATGCAGTGTTCTTGGGATCTACAGCAGAACTCCAAAAGTTCTTGAAGAGTTCCATGAATCCAGATACATCTAAATAAACATAGGAAACTTATAAAAAATAATGGATAAACTCACCTTCAAAGAGTGGTCTACTCTTGCAGACCTACAAACAATTGCACCTCTCGGAGAGGATTTTGAGTTTTCCATGGCTCGTGGAGAACTTAAAACTGCACAGGCTGCAATCACCAGATTGATGACTAAACTTAAAGGTGAAGGTGATTTAGAAGCATGGGTGCAATCAAAAATTACTAAAGCCGCTGAGTATCTTGATACCGTAGCTGACCACCTTTCTCATGGTGAAGATGATACAGTTAGAACCAAGGAAGTTAAAGAAGGATTCAAAGGTCATAAATCAGTAGAAGAAATCGCAAAAAAGCATAAAGTATCTCCATCAATCATCCAAAAACAACTTGAGATGGGGATGAAGGTTGAGCATGAACATACTACAGATAATGATGAAGCAATGGATATTGCATTGCAACATTTAGATGAAATTCCAAATTACTACTCCAAACTTAAAAAGATGGAGAAAGTAAAAGAAGAATGGACAGAACTTCATGATGCAAATGGTGAAACTTTCGCACATGTTGTTGATATTATTAAGGGTAGTGATTATAAGTTCAAGAGTTTTACTCAACCAATTAATGAAGATGCGATTGAAGAACTTGAAAGTGGACTTAAAAAACTAGACGATACTTCGTATGATTCTATTGACAAACTAATGCGTAATATTATGAAAGAACATGATATGACTGCAAAAGAACTTCATAATGCATTTGTCAAAAAACATGATAAAACTCCAGATGAATGGATTAAAGGTTTGAATGAAAAATGTTGGGATGGATATAAAAGAAAAAAAGGAACTAAAAAATTTGCTCCAGGATCTTGTGTAAAGGAGGATTTTATTGATGAAAACAAGAGTGGTGATAGTTCTTTGCGTGACTGGTTTACTAAGAGTCGCGCTTCTGATGGCACCCCTGGTTGGGTTCAACTGGGTGGTAAATACGCAGGAAAACCCTGTGCAAAACAACCAGGACAAACAACAAAACCAAAGTGCGGTTCAAGTAAAATGAAAGCAGATCTCTCCGATAAGGAAGAGGAGAGTGCATTCCGTCGTAAGAACCAAGAAGATCCAAATCCTGATAGAAAGGGTAAGGCTAAGATGGTTGCGACTGAAGGTAGGGTTGCTTGGGATGATAAGAAAAATCCAAATCCTTCTGGTTATACTCCAAAAGAAAAGTCTGAGGCAAAGAGAAAGCAACTAGGTGTAGATAACCCAGATACTCAATCATTTGAGAAGGGTGGTCCTGGTGAGAAAGAATATGCTAGACATGGTAATCTTTCTGCGGCACAGGAAAAAATGAAGAAGAGGGGAAATCGACCCAAGGGCAAGAAACATGAGTTTAAGAAGAATCCATTTTGGAAAAAAGATGTTGGTCAAGTAAGAAGAGAAATTATGGGAACAAATGTTCCTAAGAGTAAAGAGAGTTCTTATCCATCATCAGTATCAAAGGCAAATACTAGAAAAGAAGAATTTTTGGATGTTAGTGAAGAAAAAGATGCATGTTACTCAAAGGTAAAATCTCGTTATAAGGTTTGGCCATCTGCATATGCATCTGGTGCTTTAGTTAAGTGTCGTAAAGTTGGTGCAAAGAATTGGGGCAATAAGACTAAGAAGGAAGAATTTATCCCCGAGGAAATGGGAGTTAGATATTGTTCTAAGTGTCAAAAAAATGAAACTGCATCAGAATGTAAATATGGTGAAGGATATTGGAGAATGTTCTCACTACCTTCCTCATTAGCTCCAGAACAACCTTACAGTATTGCAAAAGTGCATCCAGCAAATGAAAATGTAAGTTTTGAAATTGGTTCTGGACATAGACAAGCACAAAAACAAGCTAAGATCCGAAATCTTGCAACTGGCAATACCAATCCTAACGAAAAGAATGCTGCACTTAAGAAGCTTTCTGGACCCTCTTTACCTCTTGCAGATTCTGTAATTCAACCAGGACAAATTACAAACGAAGACTATCAACGGATACAATCTACTGGTAATGTTTATACTATACTCTTCTCTTGGAGAGGTAGACCAATGATGAATCTTCAGCTCTTCTTCCCAAATATGAAGAGACCTTCTAAAGATGAAGTAAAAACGGAAATTGAAAAGTTCTATCCGGGTGCAGTTATACTGCAGTGGTATCCAAGTCCCACAGATCCATCCAAACCAATCGTAGTTATTCAAGGTAAATGAAATGAACCCTGATGAAATTAAACTTGAAGATATTAATAAAATGTTGATTTATGAGCAACAGTCAAGGGTTATAGATAAATTAGATAGAGAAGAAGCAATAGAGTTTGCAAAAGCTTATTTTAAACTTTATCTCAAACAACAAGAAGTTGTATCAAGTTTAGCGAAGTTTTAATCTATGAGTGATCAGGTATATCTTGGTAATCCTAATCTTAAGAAGGCTAATGTAGCCGTAGAATTTACACAGGAACAAATTCTTGAGTTTATCAAGTGCAAGAATGATCCTGTGTATTTTGCTAAAAATTATATCAAGATTGTTTCACTGGATTATGGTGAGATACCATTTAAGATGTATCCTTTTCAAGAAAAGTTGATCAATAATTTCCATAATAACCGATTTAATATTTGTAGAATGCCTCGTCAGACGGGTAAATCTACGACTTGTGTTTCATATTTGTTACATTATGCCGTCTTTAACGATAATGTCAACATAGCTATTCTAGCCAACAAGGCATCCACTGCACAGGATCTACTGAGTAGGTTACAATTTGCATACGAGAAACTGCCAAAGTGGATGCAACAAGGTATCGTATCATGGAATAAACGATCTTTAGAGCTAGAAAATGGTTCCAAGATTATCGCCGCGTCTACTTCTGCATCTGCTGTCCGAGGCGGATCATATAATGTCATCTTTTTGGACGAATTCGCGTTCATCCCAAATCACATTGCTGATGAATTCTTTGCCTCTGTTTATCCTACTATTTCGTCAGGTCAAAGCACAAAAGTTCTGATTGTCTCTACCCCAAAGGGTATGAATCACTTCTACCGCATTTGGCATGATGCGGAGAGGGGTAAGAATGAATATATTCCTACAGATGTTCATTGGTCTGAAGTTCCTGGTAGAGATGAGAAGTGGAAAGCCCAGACCATTGCAAACACATCTGAACAGCAGTTCAAGGTTGAGTTTGAGTGCGAATTCTTAGGATCTGTTGATACTCTTGTATCTGCAGCAAAACTCAGATCCTTAGTATATGATGATCCGATTAAATCCAATGCAGGTTTAGACATCTATGAAGAACCTCAGAAGGATCATAATTATGTTTTAACGGTAGATGTAGCTCGTGGTGTAGAAAAAGATTATTCTGCATTTACTATCTGTGACACAACGGCATTTCCATATCGTCTTGTAGCAAAATACAGGGACAATCAAATCAAACCGATGTTGTTTCCCAGCATCATTAAAGATCTTGCGGTTGCTTATAATAAAGCATACATTCTTGTGGAAGTTAACGATATTGGAGAACAAGTGGGTCAGATTCTCCATATGGATTTGGAATATGATAATGTCCTCATGTGTACGATGAGAGGTCGTGCAGGACAACTAGTTGGTCAGGGATTTTCTGGAAAGAAATCTCAGATGGGAGTTAAGATGTCCAAAAATGTCAAAAAGATTGGATGCATGAATCTGAAGACATTGATTGAAGGTGATAAACTTGTTATTAAGGATTATGATACTATTAGTGAACTAACAACCTTTATTCAAAAGTCAAATTCTTTTGAAGCAGAAGATGGTTGTAATGATGACCTTGCAATGTGTTTGGTAATCTTTGCGTGGTTAATTGCACAACCATATTTTAAAGAAATGACGGACAATGATGTTCGTAAAAGATTATACGAAGAACAGAAGAATCAGATTGAACAAGACATGGCTCCATTTGGTTTTATTTCTGATGGTTTAGGTGGCGGTGAAAGTTTTGTAGATGAAGATGGAGATCGTTGGCATATTGATGAATATGGAGATAGATCATTTATGTGGGATTATCAATGATGGACATAGATGATCAATTTG